GACGTAGGCTCCATGGCGATGATTCGGGGGGTCTTCAGCGTTTTAGCAACGTGAGTGACCTTGACAGGTCGCTCACGAGCGGGTTCGCGGAAGTCAACACGGTCCAGGACGAACTGTCGTTCGTCATTGGAAACGCAGACTATATCCTCGTAAGGAAATAGACCCTGCATCCGGGTTGTCCACTCTTCGAGAGTGAACTTCTGATTGCCGACCAAACGGTCGGCAGTCTGACCCGGTCCGTGCCGTGGGATCAACTCTCCGTCGTAGATCCTTCGATCGAGACGGGAATTGACGCGTCTCCAGAGGAGACGAGATACACGGCCGTAGTCCATGAGATCATCAGGGCTACGAGCGCGATCACCACGCTTGACATCCAACTCACACTCGATGTACGCCTTGTACGCGGCCTGGATTCGCTCATCTGAGCAGTCCTTTCTGATCTTGCCAAACGCCAGAGTCACTTGGCGAATGGTTTGAACAGCCGCGATAGACGGTGCATCGAGCAAACGACCACTCCAGCGGTCGAAGACCAACTCCAATAGCCCACCTAAAAATATAGGGAGCTTACCCCGCTTGCGGAAACCCGCAAACAGGGAGGGAGTGACAGCTTCTTCAGCCAATGCTTTTTGGAAGTCATTGGCGAAGGCTGGCAGGGAAATCGTGAGAAACGATTCCCCCTCGGCTTCGACCCGCCTCTCGACGTAGTTATAGTCGAGAGTGGTGCTTGTGTGACATCTGATGCTCGCGTCTGCGAGCATCATCTGTAGAAGCAACATCAGGCTTTTCAATCATTCCTCCTAATGGGGGTAGTGATATCCATAGCCATGACTCTGACACAACGCGAAGTGGACTAAAGTCCACACTGCGCATTGGCCAGTAAGGAGAGAGTTGTTAGCTCTCCCCGCCGATGATCTTGATCAGAAGAGCGTCCGAGGACGCGGTAAGGGCCGTAATAAGCGCCTTTACAACATCCTTCTGCTCAGTGAGCGTCAGACCAACCAGCGGCGCATCGATGTTGACGAAAGCCGACATCGAGGCCTCGCGATTGACTCCTGCAAGCAGGGGGTCAGCAGCGATCTTCGAAAAGTCCAAGCGCACCGAACGGCGCACTCGGGTCTTATTCGGAGAGTGGTTGACCTTCAGGGACACCGTACGGTCGTCCTTTGTGAAGACTCCGTGGTTATCACCGGAACCAGTACGGGGGAGCGAGTTCGCAACCCCGCCAATGGTAACGGACTGAGGATCGGCAAGTGCCATGGCATTACTCCTTACAGGTATTCAATTGTTATTCAATTGATGTTTAATTGTTTATTTAGTTGAATCCCTACTTCACTCGACTCATGCCGAGTGCAGCAAGGATAGCCCATTGGTCAGCCGTGAAGTCTGACTGGTTTAGGCCAAACCCAAAGGGAGATGCTCTCCCTCTCTGTTTGATCTCTCTCGAGGTCGTTTGCTCGTATGAACGGACGCTGGAAGGCGCCCAAACAGCCGAGAAACCAGAGATGGGACGACGGAACCAGATGCCCTGTGGCCACGAGACTCGCGTCTCGATGGTTGTATGGCGCATCAGGTAACCGTATTGCATCACCAGGTCATCTGAGAGGAACGCACTCATATTACCGAGTACGTCGCCAAAATTGACGAACCAATCAGATAGCCAGGTCCAAGGTGCGAGGTTCCAAAGAACCTCGGGATCAAGTCGAGTCCCCAAAAGGAGATTCGCCTTTTCCTCGAAAGAGGCAAGGTCGCTCAGTGCTTCTGGCACTGATCGGTGATAAAACCGAAAGCCACCGGAGAACCAAATCTCCTCAGTGGTCTGCGTTACTTGTTCCGGCACCTGTCCATTAGGCCTGAAGGAAATATGATCTTCAGGGACACTTCCCCATGGCGTTCCCGCCATGGGAAGGTATAAACTGGGCTGGGTACTGTAAGTTGACCCAATCACAGTTTCCTTTTGGACTGGAAAGTGGATCCTTCTCCTTACCAGTTTCCCAATATCGCGTTCGTATTGCTCGATACGCTTACGGGTTTCTGGTATGAGCTTCAACAAGGCAATGAGGTCCCTAACAATGGGACCCCAGCCGAATTGCACATTGAGATACTCGCTGCCTCCGTTGCGAAATGCATCTTTGACAGTACGAGTACGGCCTGCAAGAGACCCGATAAGAGAGGGCAAGCCCTCCTTGCGGAGTTCCCCAATAGTGACCGAAAGGTCAATCTGGGGCTTGTTTGGTCGCGCCAGCTTTACAGCTTTGGCACCCAATGTGAAAAGTTGTTGCTCAGCATTACTAAGCTCGGATGGCGTATAATGCGCCATCAGATTATGCCCTCCTAGGAGAGCTGGTCCCTTGTGTTGATACAAGTACGAGTACAGATTTGTGCCATTACTAGCACCCATCTGATGATCGGACAATGTAGAAAACACTCGAGAACGCTCAGTAATGAAGTTAGCGCCCCAATCTGCATGCGTAATTGCATGCTGGAAGCCACTACCGTAGTTGACGTTATTCGCCTGATGGCGCTTAGCGGCTTGTACGAGTGGCCACCCCGTCCAGAAGGACGTGGTGCGCTGCTGTTCCGTTGTTACAGGAACAGAGAAGGATGTCGTACCAAATGGATTGGTATGAGTTCCACTGATCGTTGCGCCGAGTGATCGACGCTTCGTTTCCATGGTTTTCCCTTTCTACAGACGGATTTAGGGTGTGTTACACCCGTGTCCGAGACACAAGTGCCTGAGGTGCCCCGTGAG